AAACGAAGTAGTTCTATACAAACGAAGTAGTTCTATACAAACGAAGTAGTTCTATACAAACGAAGTAGTTCTATACAAACGAAGTAGTTCTATACAAACGAAGTAGTTCTATACAAAAAATACTTTTATATAAAAGTATTTTTCTAAAACTATATAACAATATTATATTATATAAAAACAAGAATGAGTGTAAGAGAAACAAATGTAAGAGAAACAAATGTAAGAGAATCAAATGTAAGAGAATCAAATGTAAGAGAATCAAATGTAAGAGAAACAAAAACTACCACTACAAAACAACAATTAGAACAAATAGAAGCTGATCAAGAACTACCCTGGTTAGTCATCGATAAATTCTTTGAAGACAATCCCTATATATTAGTCGCCCATCATTTAGACTCCTACAATGACTTCTATAGCAAAGGCATTCATCGGATTTTCAAAGAAAAAAATCCCATTAAAATCATGAAACAGCAAGACCCTGATACGAGTGAATTTAAGTATACCTGTAATATCTACCTGGGCGGCAAAGAAGGCAATCGGCTTTACTATGGCAAACCCGTTATTTATGACGATGAGCGCGAGCATTATATGTTTCCCAATGAAGCGCGCCTCCGCAACATGACCTATGGCATAACCATCCATTATGACGTAGAAGTAGAATTCTTCATGCGCCAGACCGACGGTTCTGTAATAGAAAAAACCATTTTACTCGAGAAAATCTTCCTCGGGCGGTTTCCTATCATGTTGTCCTCAAATTTATGTATATTAAATGGCTTAGACCGGCTAGCGCGCTTTGAAATGGGTGAGTGTAAAAATGACCGTGGTGGCTATTTTATCATCGACGGCAAAGAAAAATGCATCATTGTCCAAGAAAAATTCGCCGACAATATGATTTACACCCGCGATAAGGGCAATGACATTTATAGCCATTCCGCAGAAATTCGCTCTGTCTCTGAGGATGCCTCCAAACCCATCCGCACACTCGCCATTAAAATCGTCGCCCCTTCCTCCAAGCTCACCAATAACCAAATTGTTGTTGTCATTCCCAACGTGCGTTCACCGATTCCTTTATTCATCTTAATGCGGGCGCTCGGCGTCGAATCCGATAAAGATATAATTTCATATTGTTTATTGGATTTAGAACAATATAAATCATATGTGGATTTATTTATTCCCTCGATTCATGATGCCAATCGTATTTTTTCACAAGAGGTAGCGCTTAAATTTATCGCCACCTTTACCAAGGGAAAAACCATAGCCCATGCCTTAGAAATTCTCACGAATTATCTCTTACCCCATATTGGCGAAATGAATTTCTTAGATAAAGCGTATTTTCTCGGGCATATGGTGAAACAATTATTAAAAGTCTATACCAAGGAAATAAAAGCCACGGATCGCGACAATTTCAAGTTTAAACGCGTCGAACTCGCAGGGACTCTCATTTATGATTTATTCAAAGAATATTATACTGCCCAACAAAAGAACATTTTTCAGAAAATCGACAAGTACTATTATTATCACCCCGATATAAATGAAGACAATTTTACCAGGAATTTCATGGAGAATTTTAAAGATTTTTTCTCCGAGCGTTTAGTTGAAAGTGGTTTTCGGAAAGCCTTCAAAGGCAATTGGGGGTCAAGTGAGCATACGAAGCGGGTCGGCGTCGTGCAAGACGTGAATCGTCTGAGTTTTAATTCCTTCATTGCCCTTTTACGCAAAGTGAACCTGCCGTTTGATCCGAGCGCTAAATTGTCGGACCGCGGCTCCTGCATACGTCGCAATGGGGGATTATTGATCCCGTGGATACACCCGATGGCGGCAATGTCGGTTTACACAAGCATTTAGCCATCGCCGCCTCCATCACCAGCGGTTGCTCCGCCTTCCCCTTGATCAAATGGCTCCGCTTACACACCGATATTCGATTATTGAGTGAAGTGACGCCGCTTTACATTGCCCAAGCCTGTAAGGTCTTTGTGAATGGGAATTGGATTGGTATCGTGAATAAACCACGTGAAGTATTGGCGCTTTTTAAAGAATACCGGCGGAATGGTTTACTCTCGGTCTATACGAGCATTCATTGGGATATTAAAGAAGCCGTGTTATTTATTTATGCGGACGCCGGGCGTTTGTGTCGCCCTGTTTTTTATGTTACAAATGGAGTGCCCAGCTATGCACATAAGCCGATTCTTGAATTAATATATAATGATAAATTTACCTGGGAACAGTTGATCAGTGGTTTTGCTAAGAAAAAAGATAAAATGTTTGATAGTAAAAGTTGCCAGATTTATAATACAGTGGCGGACCTTTACGCCGCCACAGATTTAAAAGAGTTGAAAGGCGCGCAAGCGATCATCGAATATTTGGATTCGTCAGAGACCGAATCGGCATTGATTGCGATGAATGAAGCGCAAGTGCTGGGTAAAAAGAAAGCCTATACGCATCAGGAAATTCATCCCTCGCTTATCTTAGGGGTCATGGGCAATCAAATTGTTTTCCCCGAGAATAATCAACTGCCGCGTGATTTATTCGCCTGTGGGCAAGCCAAGCAAGCTATCTCGCTATACCATACCAATTTCCCGAATCGTTTTGACAAATCGGGGTTAGTCTTAAACAATGGGCAAATACCCCTAGTGAAAAGTCGCTACCTAGAATATATTAATCATGAAGAGCAACCGTGTGGGGAAAATGTTATTGTGGCGATTATGTCACTCAACGGTTATAATGTCGAGGATTCGATCTTGTTCAATGAAGCCTCCTTGAAGCGCGGTTTATTCCGGACGACCTATTATAGTATGTATGAGAGCAAAGAAGAAAGTTCGACTGTGAAAAATGCCCATATTGATTCGCATTTTACTAACGTGGAGACGGAAAATGTGATTGGATTGAAACCGGGGTATGATTATTCGGAGCTCGATAAACATGGCTTGATTAAAGAAAATACGTATGTCGATGATAAGAAAGTCCTTATTGGGAAGGTCGTGACGAATCTTGATAAACCCGACACCTTTATTGATGCTTCTTCTTTTCCGAAGAAGGGGCAAATGGGTTATGTCGACAAAACTTTTATTACTGAGGGTGAGACCGGCTTCCGTATTGCCAAAGTGCGTGTAAGGAATGAGCGGATCCCAGCCATTGGGGATAAATTCTGCAGTCGTTGTGGTCAAAAGGGCACCGTCGGTTTGGTTATTCCGGAAGCAGATATGCCTTTTACGGCAGAGGGATTGCGACCGGATATCATTATCAATCCCCATGCTTTGCCTTCGCGGATGACGATCGGGCAATTGATCGAAACGCTCATGGGCAAAGCCTGTGGCTTCTATGGCGCTTTTGGCGATTGTACTGCCTTTGTGAACAAGGGCTCGAAACATAAAATCTTCGGGGAATTATTAACGCAGGTGGGTTTTCACTCGAGCGGCACGGAAGTTCTTTATAATGGGAATACGGGTGAACAACTCGAGTCGAACATTTATATCGGACCGACCTATTATATGCGATTGAAGCACATGGTGAAAGATAAGATTAATTATCGGGCGCTCGGACCCCGGACGGTGTTAACCCGACAGACGGTGCAGGGGCGGGCGAATGATGGAGGGTTGCGGATTGGGGAGATGGACCGCGATGCGTTAATTGCTCATGGGATTACGAATTTCTTACAGGAATCCATGTTGGTGCGGGGTGATGATTATTATATGGCGGTCTGCAATAAAAGCGGGACGATAGCGATCTATAATGAGAGTTATAATTTATTTTTGAGTCCTTTCGCGGATGGACCTATAAAATTTAATGGCACCTTGAATGAGGGTTTAAATATTGAAAATGTGAGTAAGTTCGGACGGTCTTTTAGTATTGTGCGTGTCCCTTATGCGTTTAAATTGCTTATCCAGGAGTTACAGGCGATGAATATCCAATTGCGAATAATTACCGAAGAAAATATTAATCAATTAACGAGTATGTCTTTTTCAGATAATATTGAGAAGTTGCTGGGTCGCAGTGTTACCATAAAAGAACTAAACGTAATGAATTATAATAATATGACCAAATCGATGGTGGGGTCTATTAGCACCGAGACCTCAAGTAAGCCGGCGGCGGCGCAAGCAGTCGGGTTCAATAAACTCACGCAGCCTTTGTTTTTGCAATGGCTCGTACCACCGATAGAGAAGTTAGAATTAGTTCCGCTCAATGAACTGGATGGTTCTCTCAATGTTCCTCCTGCTAGCACTGAGCAGTCTTGGAAAGAGATGTTACAGAAATTAAATGCGGCAAAAACTTTATTAGATGCTATTCCTCCTAATGATTATAAAAATATTAATCAGACTTTAGATCTCTATCGTAATTTGCGAAATACCATGAGTAAAAAATATAACATGTTTGATGCTACGAATGCGTCTTTGAAGATGTATGAATTGCTGATGCGGATGAATTTGGTGGATTGTCAAAATCTTGCGGATAATGCACTGAACTCCTTTTCGAATGCGGAATTACCTGGTGCATTTATTATAGCCATTAATTATTATCTGAAGAGCAAATGTCCAGGGAAGAAATTTAATTGGCTCGCCTCTTCATATTTACCTACAGCCGCAGCCGCGGTGGGTAATGTGACGATTTTAGAAGATAAGTTCAAATTATATGCGATGAATCGCGACCGATGGCTCATGGGACCGCGACCGAATGCCTTGCCTACTGGTATGGATGATATTACGGGCGATGTCACTGATCCGAATACGGTGATTACCTTGGGTATTGGTGTGAAAAGTCGGTTTATTAATACGGAGGGCGCGCTGCTTTATACGAGTGATGCTGGCATTGATGTGACAGCGGATTACTTGGGGCAGGAAGACAATACTTCGGCGATTAATTATGGGCAAATTATTTCGGGCTTACTTTCCTTGGCGCCCGGTGGCAACTTTGTCACGAAACAATATACTTATTTTAGCCCGTTCAGCCGGTCTTTAATTGCCTTGGTATCAGCCTTTTTTGAGGAGACGTATATTACCAAACCGGCGACGAGCCGTCCGGGCAACTCGGAGATTTATTTAGTGGGCAAAGGCTTTAAAGGAATGAGTTCGGACATGATCGAAGCCTTGACGGAACGTGGTGAATTATTTAAAACCTTGGGAGTGAACCCGACCACACTGGGATCCTTGGTGACCCAGGATATATTAGACAGCATAGATCCGACGTTATATAAAATTGCTGATGAGTTTTTTATGAATATTCAAATTAACTTTATTAATGAATATGTGAATGTATATAAAAAATATGGTGACCGTATGGATATTTTAGAGAATAGTGTAGAAAAACTCATTAAGGAGGCGGAACAGAATTGGTTGGCAGAGAATGGCGTTATCGCCATTAAACCTGAAGAGAGTCTGACGTGGTATAGACATAGTGGAAAAAGGGGGATGAAACGGGGTGGTGGCGGTGGCGGTGCCGATGCCGATGGCGATGGATCTGATGCTTATTCTGATGCCGATACCGATAATGATGATATGAATTACCCCAGTTCTCTCGAAAATAATGATATTAAACCTGGACAAATAAAAGCTGATGTGGCTGGCGCGGATTATACTTTGGTGGAAAAAGAAGCGGTCTTACTTGATAAAACCAATCGTGACGGAGCGGGGGAGTTTCAAGGGGCGAATGCCTACGCGGGTGCAAATATCGTAGGAGGGGCAAACGCCGTAGGTTGTAGCACATACTCGCAGGATGCAAACGCAGTAGGATCAAACATACTGGATTTCAAAGAAGAAATAAATGTGGACACTGAAAAACTAGAGGATCAAAATAATAGTGATAAAAAAACAATTACAATAAATCAATAAATATTATATTTACCTAGCAAAATATGGATTTATTATTTTCTTACCATTTATCATAAGAAAATAATATAGGTCTAAAAATCGTCTTTTTTTTTCTTCCAGCTCTGGCGATTCTTTTTCCATTTTGGACATTTTTAAAATGTCCTTTTTTCAAAAGGGGCTGTCCGATGCCCAGAAATTCTGGAGAAAACACGTTTTCCTAGAAGATGCTCTCATTTTTAAATTATACATAGAAATATTTGTTATGATAACTTTTTTCAATATAAATAGAAAGGATTTAGGAGAATTATTATGTTACATTACAATATAAGCATGTTACAGTCAAATTCGCCTAATTCGCCTAAAATTAACCATTGTAATATTTGTCAGTATTCGTGTGTCAAAAAAAGTGATATGACTAAACATTTTGCCTCGATAAAACACCAATGTAACGCGAATTGTAACGCAAGTAACACCAAATTCTCCAATAATGAGTTTGAGTGCAATATATGTAAAAAAATATATAAATCTAGAGTGGGTATATGGAGACATAAAAAAACATGTATTGTAACAAAAAATGACACTGAAAATGATACTGAAAATGATACTGAAAATGATACAAAAAATGATAATGAAATTTTATCAAAAAATAATAATATTACGATGACAATATCTGATACTATATCTGATACTATATCTGATACTATATCTGATACTATATCTGATACTATATCTGATACTATATCTGATACGCTATTTGATCTTAAACATACTGATTTAATTAAACTTTTTTATAATGAAACAGTAGAATTTAAGAAACTTATTATAGATGTAGTTAAAAGTAATAGTGAATTACAGAAACAAAATACCGAATTACAAAAACAAATGTTAGATGTATGTAAAAGTAATAATAATACAACAAATAATATAAATCACACAAATTCTCATAATAAAACATTTAATTTACAATTCTTTTTGAATGAGCAATGCAAGGATGCAATGAATATTAGTGATTTTGCAAAATCATTTGAATTACAGTTGTCGGATTTTGAAAGCGTCGGCGAACTCGGCTACGTCGAAGGTATTACAAAGATCATGCTCGATAGACTGAATAGCATGGATATTTATAAACGACCGATCCATTGTAGCGATGCAAAGAGAGAAATATTGTATGTAAAAGATGATGATAAGTGGGAAAAAGAAGAGAAAAATAATCCTAAATTACGGTACGCCATCAAAACAATTTCTTTTAATAATATGAAATTGATGGGTTTATGGAGCAGTACATATCCTGAGAGCATGGATGGAGAATCACGATTGAATGATAAGTATATGAAACTAATTAAACAGTCGACAGGTGGGAATGGAGAGATAGAGGATAGTGAAAATAAAATTATCAGACGCATAGCGAAGGAAATAGTTATTGATAAATCCAACCTTTTTGGAAAAGGTTGAACCAAAACACACCCCAACGTATGTGTTTATTTTTTCAGAATATACTTCTCCGCCATCGGTTGGGATTTGGCTCAGTCTACTTCGTTTGAACCTTATTTACTTGCTTCACTGATAAAGGTTGTTTTGCACATTATATTTCTCCCCATCGGTATGGTTTTGATTCAGTCTACTTCATCTACTTCGTTTGCGTGTGAACCTTTTTAAGGTTGTTTTGCACATTATATTTCTTCCCCCATCGGTTGTGTTTTGGCTCAACCTTTTTCAAAAGGTTGTTTTTAAAATTGAATTCATTTAAAACTATAATTTTATAGTAATATAAGAGAGAAAATGGCACAAAGTAGTCACATCAACGAAATCTTCAAATCCCGTAAAAATATTGTCAATGTATTGAAGCGTCAAGGCTTTAATGTTACTGATTATGAAAGCTTCAGCATTCATGAAGTAAATGCAATGTATCAAGCCAAACAAATGGACATGTTATTTAAGAAAGACGATGGCACGAAGAAGACCTATGTAAAATATCACACAGGAAAAACAGCCCAAATAGAGAAAAGTCTACGACCCGTGAGTATTTATGAATATATTGAAGATTTGTTTACTTTAGAAGAAGTTCTGGTAAAAGATGATGATTTAATTATTATTATTAACGATGAACCGAATGATACGATTGAGAAAACATTGCGACATATCTGGGAACAGGATAAGTTCTTTGTCAACGTCATTAGTATGAAACGATTGCAATATAATATTTTGGATCATGATTTGGTGCCACCACATACCGTCTTAAAAAAAGAAGAAGCTTTAGCAATTCGATTAAAATACAATATTATGAATGATAAACAGATGCCGGATATTTCGCGGTTTAGTCCGGTGTCGCAATTGATCGGTATTCGACCGGGGGATATTTGTAAGATTTTGCGACCGAGCAAAACGGCAATTGAGACGGAGTTTTATAGGATTTGTTCTTAACCACACTTTTACCAAAAGTGTAGCAAAACCAACCTTTAAAAAAGGTTGAGCCAAAACAACAACCGATGGAGGGAAAAATTACAATGCAAATGAAAAGATAAAAAATACATTGAATAAACCCACAATTTTTTATCCCATCGGTTGTTGTTTTGGCTCAGTCTACTTCGTTTGAACCTTTTTTAAAGGTTGGTTTTGCTACACTCTTTATTTACTTCGCATAAAAAGTGTGATTTTGGCTCAATCTGCTTCTCTTGAACCTTTTCCCAAAAGTGTGATTTTGGCTCAATCTGCTTCGCTTGAACCTTTTCCCATCGGTTGTTTCGTTTTGCTACACTTTTGGCAAAAGTGTGTTTAATGATAAATACACATCCAAAAATTCACCGCATAGCTCGTTTCCCAATCTAAAAGTCTAAAGTTTTTCTCACCATTTTCATGATCGTGATCAGCGGATTTAAATTGTGTTTTATATTTCCACGTCTTCAGCAGTAAATTCTTATAATATAAGTGTCTTATAAGATTTAGTCCGGTCCATAATCGCTCATGTATAATATCGGTTGTTTCAATAATTCCATTGGCATGATTGGTAGTGTCGACAATCATTGTAAAATATTGCAAATATTGTTTTTCTAAGCCAAAATCTACGATTTCTTTTAATAATCCTGGATTTTGTGTTTTATAGGTAAATCTTTGTATTTTCTCTCGGATTTCAAAGGGCATTGAGTGAAATAATCGGATAAGATTTTGATCGGAATCCATCTTACACTTTTGGAAAAGTGTGGCAAAACGCAACCTTTTTATGCGAAGTAAATGTAAGGTTGTATCAAAAATACACTTTTTATGTGAAGTAAATGTAAGGTGTGGCAAAACGAAACCTTTTTATGCG